GTGTCGACGTATTGCGGCGAGATGCGGCCGGCAGCGACGCGGACCTGTTCTCGTAACATGCCATAATCGGACATATCACTTTCCTTTCCGAGTGGGTTTGGCCTTACCGCCCTTGGTGGGCCGCGGCGGCTTCGGCTTTGGCGGCTTGATACTCGGGCCGCCGAACGTGCCGTGCATGTTCATCGAGCTACGCTTTTGCTTCCAAAGCCTCGACCCTGGCTGCCAGCTCCTTGCAAGTGTTAAGGAGAACAAACACCAGATGGATTGGTGTGAGGGTTTGTGCCGTGCCGCTTATCAGTTCGATCTCGCCAACCATCTCCGGCAGCACCTGCGCCACCTGCGACGCCATCAGACCGTAATTGCGCCTGGCTTCGCCGCCCCAACCGGCTTCCTCAGTGTATTCAAACGACACCGGAGCCAACTGCCGCAACTCGGCCAGGCCAGCATCGTACGATGCAACATTGCGTTTCAGCCGATCATCGCTGATGGTTGACCACGAACCTGTCTGGTTAAAGGTGCCGCTGACATTGAACAAGGCAAAGGTCGTACCGGCGGCCCGACCACGGAATTGATGCTGGCCGTTGTCGTAGTAGTTTGTCCCGGCAGCATTATACATCGTGATATTGGGGTTGCCGCTGCGGTCATAGATAACGGTCTGATCGCCCGAACTGGCGGCAAAGGTGGCGCCGCTGACAATCACGTTACCGTTGACTTGGGCGTTGCCGGTCGAGACCAGGAAATTGCCGGTGACCTGCCCCGTTGCTTGGATCGCGCCGGCTGCGTTGATATTCCCGGTCGAAGTTAGCTGCTGCCCGGTGACGATACCGCTGACCGCCAGGTTGCCGGAGACAGTTCCTCCCGCGAGAGGCAAAAACTGGCTTGGCAGCGCCGCGAATTGAGCGGTGACGCTGTCGTAGTTCCGCCGGATCGCCCCCATCATGGCGCGGGCGGAGTTGTTGATCCCGGAACACTGCATGTTCTCCGGCCAGCCATTTGGCGGCGCCGCAGTGTTGCTCTCGTCTACCGGCGACCAGGCGCTGATGTCTGCCATCAGTTCTCTCCGGATCAGAGTAAAAATGGCAGGAAGCTAGCCATAGCAGCACCGCCTCCGCCAAAATCAGCCCCCAATGCGCCCATGCCGATTGTACCGCCAAGCGTATCAAAACCGGCCATCGCGGCGGGGCCAGTCAGATTGCCAGCACCGATCCCAGCCAACCCGCTACCACCCAATCCGCCCAAACCGCCGCTACCAAAAAGACCAAACTGGTTGCCAAGACTGGCGGCGCCGGTCAGACCGGACAGGAGATTGGCGCCCTGGTTCTGGAAATACGGCTGGCTAACACTGCTCGAACCACCGGTTGGTTGACCAAACAGACCGGACATATTGGTTAAGGTATCCCACGGCGCCTTCTGCTGGCCGTAGAACCGGGCCATTTCGTCGGCGATCCTGGCCTGATCGACCGCGGCGAGGCCGGTACCGGCCGCCACCTGTTGCTGCGCCCCGATATTCTGCGCCCCGGCCAGTTGCGGGTACATCCGCAAGGCCTCCATCGCCGCCAGATTGCCGGTGTTGAACATCGAGTTGAGCCCCCCGGCGCCGAACTGGCCGCCTTGGGCGTATTGGTTGGCAGCGTCCTGGGCGGCTCGCTGCCCCGCCCAATACTGGTTGCCGGCGGCGCCCTGGATGTTGGCGGCATTCCCCAGGCCCTGCATACCTTGCGCAAGACCGGCGTTATACAGTTGGCCGTAATTCTGTGCCGCAGCATCCTGCGCTTGCCGTTCTCGGGCATATTGCTGGCCGTACAAATTGCCGCTGAGATCACTGAGGCCCCGCGCCAGGTTTTGCTGTCCAGTCGATACCGCGCCCGCCATCGCGCCAGAGCCGTACCGGCCGCCGCCGGAGAACATCGCATCGGTCGACGGCGCAATTGCGGTCTGGTAGTTCCGGGTGACCGGGTCCATCGCCGACTGAACCATCTGCGCCATGTACGGGTTCGAATTTAGGTACATACCGCTGGCGGTATTGCCCAGTTGCGACAGCCCGAGGTTGTTGTTGGCGCCCAATTGATAGGCCATTTGCTGTATGGGCGCACTATACTGCCCGACCTGTTGAGCATATTGCCCACCTTGCGACAAGCCCTGGCCGTAAAGGCCTTGTTGCATCTGCTGCGACGGCCCGCCGCCGCTGGCATAGTCCTGGTAATAAGGGTTGGCCGGATTGATGCCCGCACCGTATCCGCCGGTAACGGCAGTGTTATAGGCAGCGTTAACAATCGGCAGGTTGGCGTTGGTGTTGTAGGCATTGTTGTACATATTCTGATAGCCGGTGGTCTTTTCCGGCGTACCCCACTGCGACAGTGTCGCGTTGGGGTAGTATTGCATCGGGTTGGTCTGCCCGAGCCCCTGAGTCTGGCCCCAAAGATCCTGCAGAAAAGGCAGTTGCGCCTGTTGCGTCGGGTTGATCGTCGTCGTCGTCGTGTTGCCGGCAGGCTGGGAGCCCTTCATCGCAGCTCGTCCTTTAGATCACGCACCATCTGGATGTCCCCGGTCGGAACGGCTCCCCAAGCCCTGAGCCAACCCCGGCGGGCGGTGCTGGCGATATGACTGCACTTGCAGTCTCGGGCGTGCTGGTCGAGTGTTGTCTTCAGCGTCTCAATCCAATTTTCCATGTTGCCGCCACCGGCGGCGACGATCTCCAGCACCCGCCGCCGGGGGTAATCCTTGACCCAGGTGACACAGACCGCGTCGATACCGGCGCGCCCCTCGCACAACCAGATCCCGACTTGTCCGGCGAAGGCCAGGCGCAGCAGGTCGAACGGCTCGTAGCAACCGTTGCGATCAGTCGCGCGCCGCAGGTGCGCCTCGACCTGCGGCCAGTGATCGACGATCTCCTCAAGTGGCGGCAGACGCACGGTCGCCGTCACACCACCCGCACCATCAGGACCGATCCACTGCGGTAAATACCGCCGACCGGCACCCCGGCGGTCGCGGCAGCCGCGTCGTTGCCGGCGTCGACCGGCAATGTGGCGAACTGGTCGCGTGTGCTGGTGCCGGCCCAGGCGGAGACAAGATTGATCGACTGCGCCATGTCCCTGAGCCACTGCGGCCAGCCTGAGAGCGGCTGGTCCGGCGCCACCGGCGGGATGGCGCGGGTGCCTTGGCTATGGGCGGCCATCTAGGATGGCATCCTCATCTGCGGGTCGCCTCTGGCCGCAACTGCACATCGATCCCGTCGAGGGTGGTAAAGTTCTGCCCCGCCGGCATCTGAAAACGAAATCTGAGATACCGCCCGGTGCACCGCTGCGGGCATTCGCCGATCTGGTTGATCGCTACTGCCGGTTCCCAGGTGACGGGGTCGGTCTGACGCTCGCGGTGCCCGATCGCAATCGTCGCCGCGCCGCCATCGTGTAACGGCCGGGTGTTCTGCACCCAGGCCCGCCTGCCCTCCACTGGCTGGATCTCGCCGGTATCCAGGGTCGGTGCCATCGGCGGACCACCGGCAATGTTCAGCCGGTGATCAGGCAGAAAAAAGCTGACCCGTGCCGCCGCGTTGCCAGACCAGAACGGGTCGTCAAACGACGGCGTGATGGTGTCGAGGTCGCCAAAACTGTCGATGTGATCGAGGTCGTGAACAACGCCGTAAGCCCCGGTGGTCAACCACTCGATGTAGTGGTCGACGCGCTCCAATTCCGAGATTGTGGCGCGACCAAGCTCCCAGTTGTAGACCAATAACTTGGTAAGCATCCCCTCGGAACCGGGGGTCGGGAACCCCCACATCACGATGCGGGTGCGCGGGTCGCGGATACCTTGAACATTGGCGATGTGGGCATCGTCGACCTGATTATAAAACTCACGGTCGAATTTCTGGGCGCCGATCGGGAAGCTGGTGTTGCCGTCAAACGCCGCAAAACCGTGCTCGGTCAGATAGTAAACCACCGGCCGGATGGCCCCGGTGTTGTCCTTAGCGAAGCTCTGCACAATCGAGAGCGGTGCCGTGCTGCCGGCCGCGCCCTGCGCCACCTTGAAATTGAAGATCAGCGGCAGGCTGGTATAGGAAGCGGTCCAGATGCCACGCTCACAGAAAATTACGACATCGCTGCCGGGAGCAAAACCTGAAACAAGGCCGGTAATTTGCCCGAGATCTGTCTGTTGCAGATCCTGAAAGTCGCTCTGGGTCTGAAGGGCCGGCGTCGAACCCGGCGTGGGCCACGAAGCAGGCGAGTTAATGCTGCTCCACCACACCCTTTGTGGCTGCGACCCATCCACCGGATCGATCGTCCAGCCGAACATCAGAAAGTCTTTGACCACCGCGACGTATCTGGCGACTGGCGCATCGGCCGACAAATCGGCGAATTGCGGCGTCGCGCCAACCGGCAGAAGGATCGTCTGCGGCGGGTCAGCACCGTTGGTGGCGATGACGCGTGCGCCATAAGAAGTCATCGACCAGTGCCCGCCGCTGACCGGGCTTGGCGTATTGTAGGGGCCGGTGGCGCCGGTAACGTCGACAAAGTCAGTGGCGCTAGGCGGCAGCATGTAGAGCTTCACGTGATCGCCGGCAAACAGGTAGACCGTATTATCCGCCGCCTTGATCGTGTAGGAACCCTGGCAGCGTTCGCCCAAGGTGTTGGTACTGTGCGGAATAGCAGTCGGCATCGGGCCATAACTCGACGCCGTTATCGGCACGCAGTTCTTGATCAGCGGCGAGCCGGCGGTCCTGAAATCCGATAGATCGGGCAGCCACTCGGCCCACGGCGCGATAGTCATGCTTTGTCCCTAGCCGGTGTTGACCGTGACCGCGTATTGCCGGGGCGCGACCAGCGCCGTGCTCTCCCGCAGTAATGTCTCGCGCGCCATCCCGCTGAGCCGCAGGTGGGTCGATGTGCTGGCGCCCGAGATCAGCGCCTCGCGCACCAACCCGCCGATCCTGCCCTCGCCCACGGTGGTGTAGAGCGCCTCGCGCACCAGACCGCCGGTGCGAATATCGGTCATCAGCTATCGACCTTGACGCCGCTCGTCGCGGCGTTGAGGTTTGGCCCGGTCCAAGCCGCCCCAGTGCCAGGATCGGTCTCAAACACGCTAGTCAGCCATCCGTAGGTCGCGGCCGGCGTCTGCCCAGTGAGGCTGCCGCCGCTGTCGGATGCGCCTGATTTGGTGCGCAGGCTGACAGTCTTCGCGCCCGCGTCGGAGCGCTGGATGTACCCCTTGACCACGACTGCATAGACCGACAACGGCGTCACGCTGAGCGCGCCGAACGTATAGAGATCTTCGTGATTAACCGTCGCATCGAACACATAGGAATATTGACCGTCCGGCGGCTGGTTGTTCACCTCGTCGTAGTTAACCGCGACGCCGGTGAGGTTGCCCCATATAAAATAGCTACCGGCTGCTGCAATCGTGCCGGCCGGGTTTGGCGCACCGGACCCGAACGTCAGACCGGTTCGCGCATACCCGGCAGACAAACCGTCGCTCAACTGCATGTTGATGTTCGTATCGAGCATCACACCGAGCCAATACTGTGTCCCCGCCGACAAGCTCTGCGGCGTCGTCAATGGCAACGTAACCGGAGTCGCCACAGTAACGCCGGTCACCGTCGACCCCGACGACAGCAACGAGCCGGCAGTACCTGCGCTGTCAGCGTAGACGGCAGGGCGCAGGTTAACCGTTCCGTTTGTAACATTGGACACGGTAGTGATCGAAGCCAGCGTGCCAGCCACAGCCGGAGTGAATTTACGCAGGATCAAGGCGCTGGCCGAGCCGGCGGCGCCGGCTGTCGTAACCCGCGCCACACTCGACCCCAATATCCCCGCGCCAACGGCAAACTGCACCGCGCTGTCGGATGTCGGAAACGTCGTCTCGATGCGCGGACTCGTCAGCAGAACCGCGTTGTTCGTGCTTCCGGTGCTGTCGAAGAGGTAGAGATCGTCATAGGTGCATGTGCCGGCGGCGCCTGATTGTGCGGCGATTGCGTTGGCGTAGTTGTTTGCTGTGCCGCCGCGGGTGTTGCCGGTGCCGCTGAACAGCGAGACGCCGTCGAGCCACACTTGATACGCCGCGGAGGCGCCGAAGGTAATGTCCCACTCCAGATAGTGAGTTGTGTTGGCGCTGATCGTCGCCCCGCCGCCGAGGATCGTCGTCGTGCCGGTTCGCAGGTTGATGATTCCGGTCGTTTCCAATGTGATCGTGCATTGCGCCGTCGCGCCGTCGCGGAATTGCAGGAAGGTTGTTTGGCTGCCGAGCGTGCTGGCGAAGCGAACCCCGCCAATGAGGCGCGCATAATTCGCCGCCAATGTTTTAGTGAGCGTCGTTGTGGTAGCCATGGCGTAGGCTTGCCCGGTGGCGCTGAGACCGGCGACGATATTGTGGTTGTTGCTCCCGGCCGCGGTTGTCCACTCGCCCGCCATCAGCAACGCCGCGACACCGGGGCCGTTGCTGTTTAGCCCGCCGTACTTGTCAAAGCCGTCGAGGAAAATCAGCGCCATCAGGTTTCGTACCCCACCAGGGTCGCGGCAAGATCGGCAAAAGTCGCATCCGGCGTGGCCGGCGCCACAAGGCGGATGCTGTCGCCCTGCGCAAAGGTGATCGCCGTACCGCCGCTGGATGCGAACGTCGCGACCATTGCCCCGGCGGCAATCGTGATCGTGCCGACACTACTCCACGTTCCCGGCACCGCGTTACTGGCTTTGCCGACATCGATGGCCGTGCTCGCCGTCGCGTTGATGGTGCCCCGAGCCATCGATGCATGCCCGAGATAGGCCCCGAAATTCGCCGGGATCGTGATACCTTTGGAGAACCGCTGAAGCAGCAGAAGTTGGCTCGCGGCAGGAACACCCGGCACCAAGCAAGAAACAATGTAGCGTGGCCGCTGCGCACTCCAGACGCCGCTGACATAGACAAGCTGATCGTGCGGCGTGCCAGCCGGCAACAACGCATCCGCACCGGCTGGACCCGTTGCCCCCGGTGGGCCGGCTGGCCCCGGCGGCCCCTCCGGCCCCGGCGGGCCGGCTGGCCCCGGCACCGAGATCGGGTCAGGTTGGTCGATCCACGGGGTCCAGCTCGTGCCGTCCCACGTCCACTGCCCGTAAACCTGGCCTAAGGTCGGGTTATCGGGAAAATCCAATGCCATCTGCTATCGCCAGTAGATCCAGGCGCCGCCGACATAGCGGAACTGCAACCCGGCACCGGGACCATAAGCATTGGTCGGCTCGGGAAGCGTCACCGCGCCCTCGGCGGATTGCACCGTCAGCGCAGTAACCGGGCTGGCAAATGATATCTCGACCAGGGCATCGGCGGCCGGATATGGCGGCAGGCGAATACCGAGCGCCGCTCTTGGCCCACCGATGACATAGATCCCCGCCTCCCCCGACAGCATCACGACGGTGGTGCCGCTGGCCGGGTTGACGGTGCGCAGCCCCGTCGTTGGGGTTGTAATATCGCCGCCGGTAGTACCGCTACTGCTGCCGCCCACCCCGGTGGTAATGCCGCTCACCCGGATCTGTAGCGGCCCGGCCCAGCGCAGTTTGCGATCGGCCGCTTCGAGCCCGGCAAAAGCCGCCTCGCGCCGCGCCAGCCAGCCCTGCGCCCGCTGATCCTCGCCGATATAAACTTCGGCCTCGACCAGCGCGCCAAACAGATAAGCGTCTGGCGCGGTATCAAGCAGCCAATTAGTCTGGATAGCATCGGACAACGGCGGCACACCGGATTGAAAAACCAGGTCGACCAGGGTGGCGCCGTTGGGCGCCGGGGCCAAAAACAGGGTGCGACCGACAATCGTGTAATAGCCGGGAATACCGGACCCGCTGGAAAGCTGTTCCGGCGGGACAAACAATAGAGACGCACCGCCAATCGACACCGTCCGGATCTGCATGCAGTTTGTCGGCAGGATCACCCAGCCGGAGCTGGCGTCGAGAGCGGCGATATTCTCCGCCCCGGCCGATTTCAGTCGCCGGTTAGCCTCGGCCTCGAACAGCCGGATCATGTCGGGCACCGCCGGCTGCACCAGCGGATCGGCCGGTCGCGCCAGCCACGACAAGATACTGGCCTGGAGTGCAGAATAACTATCGAGAGCCATCGATTTACAGCCGCCGCGTGCTCGTGCGCAGATAGCGCCAATCAGGGTCGTTCAGCAGACGGCGCACGGCCGGCCAGTGCTCCCGCCGGTACACGTCGACGCCGTAGCGCTGCAGCCAGAGCAAGGCCACATCGACCGGGATGCGGGCTTCCAGGCGCATAGTCTTGTCCCGGGTGACCCAACCGTCGCTGTGCAAATGCTGCGACTTGTTGGTATCGATCACCGGCTGCACATCACAACTGCGCTTGACGATCGCCATGTCGTCGTTTTCGTCGTAGTCGAAGGTCTCGACCGCGCCCGAGTAAGGATCGACATCGAGGATAATAGGTTTCATGCGTTATCTCTAAATAAAACGGGCGGCCCGAAAGACCGCCCATGAGGGGGTATACTGCGACTTTACGGTGACGTGAGATCGTAGATCGCGCCGCTCGACTTCTCATTCTTAGCCGTCAAGGTGTACTCGGCGAGGATCATCCGCTTTTCGGCGTCGCCGGTCTTGGCGAGCGGCACTTGCGTAAACGGCCGCAAGTAATCCACCGACCAGTATGACCAGTTCAGGATCAGCGCGTCTCTGGTGCGCATAAAGCGGTTGGCGATGACATTCACCGTGTGGAAGTCGCCGACATACACGTCAACCGTGTTAACCAGCTTCTTCTCCATCACGTCGACTTGCTTTGTCGCGTTGCCGGTGAAAGCCGAGAATGCCTGCTTGTTGCCGGGGCCGAGCATGATGACGTCAACATCTTCAGAGGAGTTGGTGAAGATCGACTTCAGCACCGTTTGGAACATCGCCTCGGTTATCGCCCGAGGCGTCCCATCGACCCGGGCGTCGGTGCCGTCCCCCGTTGGATTAGTGCCAACGTGACTGACGTTGGTGATGATCCACGACAGCACGCTAGCGAGCTTGGGCGCGGTGGCCGCGGCGCCTGTCACTTTCGCCTGGTTGGAAAGCAGGATGCTCTCCATGTCGATCTTCAATTCTCGGCCGCGTTTCTGCATCTGGTAGGCCAGCTCGGTGCGTCGACCCGCCTTGCTGACCGCGTCGAGCGTGCCCGAGATGATCACCTCTTTGCGGCTGATCTGGGTGCGGTTGCCCAGGCGAGAGGTGACGCTCGCGGCACTGAAGGTAGCAACGTCATCGCCCTGGAACTGGGCGTTTGCGGTATTGGCCGCTGCCAGGGAGTCGACTTGCCACTCGTGCAAGACCGCGTCGGCAGTGCCGCGCCCGGCATTGGTCATAAACGGCGTGGTGGAAGGGCTGACCAAGTAGATGATGTCCGACAAGTCTTCTCTGAGACCTTGCATGCCAGGCGAGCCGGAAAAGGTGGTCGCCGTACCAGTAATAATAGCCATGATGAGGGCTCCATCTGAGGGATGCCGGCGTCGTCCGACGCTGGCGAGTGCCGCTGCCCAGGCGGCGTTTTACTAAGGCGTTGCTAGAGCAGGTCCATCAGGAGAGACACCG